GGCGGCAGCGCCGTCAGCGTGCCAGGTGTTGCGGCGTCGCCGGCCGGCGGTTTGCGGGTGGCCATCAGGTCCCCCGTTGGGTGTGTTGGTCCCGGGGGTGTCATCCCGGGGAGGGTTTTTTTTGACATGCGGGGTCTACCGAACATTGGCAGCCAAAAAAAGCGGGCTACCAATCTCGGGAGGTTCGCAGCCGGCGAAGGGCTCGGCGTTGCTTCCTGCCGTCGCCGCGACTGCTGTTGCATCCGTAGTGCGCAGACCGGAGATTGAGCGGGTCTAGCGGGTGGCCGCCGCGCGAGATCGGAATGACATGGTCGACGCTGAAGGATCGGCGGGACCGAGGCCGCGCCGAGTAGTCGATCGGCTCGCCGCAGAGCCAGCACGGCAGACGCTTCGCTCGCTGAGTCGCCGATGCTCGCTGCCACGGTCGGCCGGCGCGGCCGGCGCTGCGCTGAGTCATGAGCGGATCCGATCACGAGGAAGCGACGCCGCCCGAATCAGGGCATGCGTCGCTGACGTGAACGATGTAGTTATCCACAAGCGAAGTCAACGACCGTCGTCGGCGTGTTGCTCGACGTCCGCGTAAGTCCAGACGTAGGCGTCGCCGTTCCACTCGATATCGATGGGTCCGTTGTCGACCTGATGCACGCCGCCGGCGTAGCCGTGGTCGTCCTCGTCGGCGTCGAAGAAGACGAGCGCGTTGCATTCGTCGATCGGCTCGAGCGGGTGCTCGTGATTGGTCGCTTCCCAGCTCTCGCAGCCGACCGGGCAGGTCTGTTTGCATTCCGCGCCCGGTAGTTCGAGGCACTCGAAGATCGGCTCGACGATGCGGTAAGAGCCGGCATGCATCCATCTCACTGTGTGCTTGATCATGACGCCTCTGTCCTCTCGATCTTCATGGCGAGCCACTCCCAATCGTGGCGCTCCCAGGCCGGCCGGCCGCGCCAGCGGATGCCGCAGTCGCGTGACGGCGGCTCGCATTGGCCGCCTTCGCAGACGATGACCGGCAGTCCGCCTGGCAGCGTTCTAACCCTGAGCGTGTGCTGACCGCCGAGCGGATGCTTCTCGGTCTTGCCGCCGCACCAAGGACAGCACAACGGCAAGAGCTGGCCGTCGACGACGAGGCCGAGCGACTGCTGCGCTCGGTCGACCAGGTCCTCACAACGGTCGCGGATCTGCACAACCAGGCCGACGTCGAGCTGCCTCGCGAAGCCGACATGCTCGGCGATCAGCTCGAGCGCTGGCCGCGGATCCGCGAAGGCACTCGTCGCCGGCCGGCTGATCGGTCGCATGATCAGCAAACAGATACGCTCGGCGAGCTCGTCGGCTGTCGACATGATCTCGCTGAGCAGATCAGCGACGTCGAGGTCGAGAGGGACGGGCGATTCGCCGAGCGGCACCGACGTCGCCGTCTTGCCAGCGGCGACTCGTTCGAGTCGCCAGATGGCGTCGAGTTGCGCGCGCCGAGCGGCTGACATCTTCGGCGCGGTGTACGGCCGAGCCGTGCCGGGTAGCAGCGACGAGGCGAGCCAGTCGACCGTCTTGGTGAGCTCGGCGATCGCGTCTCGTGTTTGCGTAATGAGACTGGCGCGGTCCTCGCGATCGCCAGGTGCGTTCGGGTCGCTGTAGATCCAATATGGCATCAGTCGGGCCTGACCCATTCGCCGCCTTGCGAGTCCTCGACGCCGGCGATCTCGCGATCGTCGACCTTGACGATCAGGACATGACCGCGGATCTTCTGACAGCTGGCGCGATGCTGAGGCAGTAGTGCTTGGCACTCGTCGCATCGGCTGAGAGTGATCGGCCTCGGTTTGCGGTGTCGACCTTTGCTCATGCCGGCTGCTCGTTGTCGACGAGATGGAACGGCTCGACGACGCCGGCGCTGAAGTGAGCGGCTGCCTCGAGCGCCATCGTCACTCGGAAGCGTTCGGATGCCGACGACATGCGGGTTGCGTACAGGCAGCCAAGCGCGAGGTTAGCGCCGCAGCCGATCGCGTCGTAACCGTCGACTGATCGGCCGATCTGAAAGTCGCTGTCGATCGCGTAGAGCCTGTCCTGCAGGCCGACGAGGAACGTGCCGCCGCTTTCGACGCTCTCGCTGACCTTGGCATAGCCGCCGTCCTTGAACGCCTGGCGGATGTTGTCGACGAAGGTCGTCGCCATGAAGCGGTCCGCATCAAACTCGGGATCAAAGACGCTCGCCTTGGGCAGCGATGCTCGATAGCGAAGGATCTGACCCATCCGAAACGAGCCAGTGAATCCCATGACGTACTGATCGACCTTGAAGACTTTGAGGTCGGCGCGGATGGTGAGGTTATAGCCGCTGACGCCGGCGCTGTCGCCTCCGATGATCACGCCGAGCTCTGTCTCGAGGCCCACGATGCAGGTCATGCCGCGGTCGCGTATCCGCCGGCGCTGGTCAGCGTGACCTTGCGCTCGGTTGCCGTGCCGGCGTGCAGTAGCAGAGGCCGGCTCGCGAAGCGTCGGTGCGGCGCGTCGATCAGCCAGCCGTTGCTATAGCTCCATTGCGGGTTCGCGTGTATCGCGTTGTGACAGTTGAAATGCACGAGGACGACGTTGCGGATGTCGTCGACGCCGCCTTGCGCTCGTGTCCAGCGGTGATGCCGGCGTTGTGCACGGCTGAGTCGCCGACCGCAGAGCTCGCAATGTCCGCCGGCTCGTGCCTGCAGCTGCGCTTCGATCGCGTCGGGCAGCGTCGTCGACGTCGCGGCTTTCCGGCCGGCGCGTTGCTGCTGTAGTCGGCGAGGTAGTGATGCCGTCGGCATCAGCGGACGCGGATGTCGTTCGGAAGGACGATCTTCTTCTCGGTCGAGGCTTGAATCTGGCGCTGCATGAGCTCGAGCTGCGCCTTCGCGACGAGAGCGTGCGCGAGGCCGGCTGTTGCGTGGCCGAGCGCGATCTTGTGCTCGAGCCGCGGCATCTTCGTGACGGCGAGTTGAGCGACCGCGCTCGATAGGACGATGCCGGAAAGCGCGAAGGGGTCGAGCTGGCCGGTCGCGAGCGATGACTTCAGGACCGTCTCGAAGCATTGCTGGCAGGGCTCGTAGGCGAAGTAGCCGTGCGGGCATTTCGGCAGCTCTTGCGGTTCCGGTTCGGAGGCACGGGCGGCGTTGACGTCGTCGCCGGCGGCGAGCTCGTCAGCGTAAACGCCGGCGAGCCGCGACCTGATGTCGGTGACGGCGTCGTCGGTCGCCTGGTCGTCGGCGATGTCCTCGGCCGCGGCTCGAGCCGCTTCGGCGAGCTGCTCGGGTGACATCTGGCGAGCGTCTTGCTCGATGAGGCCGATCTCGTCGGCGGTCTTTGCTTGCTGGTCGTCCATCAGGCGGTCGCTCCTTGGGTTGCGGGTTGGCAGTACGGGCAGCGCATGACCGGATCGCCGCGGACGTCGAGGATGTCGCCGTCGTAGCAGCGGCCGCAGCCGTCGCCGGTTTTGGCTGCGAGATTGAATCGGTTTTCGGATGGCGGCCGGCCGTCGCGCGGCTGTAGTGGCTGACGGTCGGTAGTTGAGGAAGGTGAAGGTGTTGGAGGTACGTTCTTGGAGGGCTCCAAGTTTGAGCGTGCCGACCGGACCCTTTCTTGCGGTTCTACCGGACCCATTCGGCCGTCGCCGGCGGACCCATCCGCCTCGATAGGATCCGCCGGCAGCGGACGCTGTGGATAGCCGAGAGCGTCCGGTGAGATCGGACCCATTAGGTCGACTGCCGGCCGAATCAAAGGGTCCGGTGTAGCGGACCCTTTGTCTGAGCCGCTCTTGACGAGCTCGGCGACGACGTCCGGTTCGATCTCGCGGACATCGGCCGGCACGATGCCGTGCTGCAGACAGCACCCATTCGGGAAGACGACGAACTCGGCACGCCGGCCGCGGTAGGCACGCTGATGCCGTGCGAGCAGCTGCAGCTCGACGAGATCGTTGACGACCTCGAGCGCCCATGAGCGCTTCGCGCAGGTCCAGACGAGCAGAGCGTCGAGGCCTGGTCGCGCGATCCTGGTATCGCTCGAGCCGCTGTCGGCGAAGCACATCAGCGCGAGCTTGTGTGTCGCCGTGAATCGGCCATCGATCTTGACGTGAGCTGCGCACTCGAGCAGATGGACACTCATGACAGGCCGATCCGATTAGGTGACTGAGCGACGACGACCGATGCCACAATGAGGCCGCCAAGCGGCATGCTGTCGTACAGGTAAGCGAGCAGGCCGTCCGGCTCGCAATCTGAGCCGGTTTGCTCGTCAGCCGCGGTGAGGTAGCGCTTGATCGAGGCGAGGTCGTCGCGGTCCTTGCAATGCATCAGGTGCCAGCGCACGCCGCTGAGCCGGTTGATGCCAGTGTCGCGGATCACCTTGTCATGTGAGGCTTTCTTGCCTGCCGCGACGAGCTCCGGGTCGTGTAGGTCTCTTACGCCGGCGAAGGCCTGACAGATCATCGTGTCGCGCCGTTTCCAAGGGTCGAGCGGCTTCGCTCGCCGGCGGTTGCTCATCAATCGCCTTCCTGCCGGTTGCGGTCGCGCGCGAAGCGTCGAGCGCACGAGATTGTCTGCTCGACGGTGATCGGGAACTTGGCCGCCTGGTCGTCGTCGACGACGAGCAGGATCGGCGGGTAGAAGATGCCGTGCGGGTTCGAGAAACGGAAGACGATCGCCGGCAGGAAGCCGACGCCAGGAACGTCGACCGCGGTCGTCATCATCACGACGCCCCCGGACATCTGAAAGTCCTCGGTGATGTAGACCGGCTCGGGATTCTCTTCGAACGGGATGTCAAGGCTGTTACCGAGCCGGCGCAGCTCGTCGTCGTGATCGGTCACGGTGTCACGCCTGCCTTCGAATAGATCGCGGCGAGCGTGCCGGCGTCGACGAAGCAACACAACGGCTTGAAGCGCTCGAAAGCGGCCTCGATGCGAGCCGAATCGCCGGCCGCGGCGTCGACGATCGCCGGCATCTGTACGGCAGCGTTGTAGAGCATGATCATCGCCGTTACTGCGCCTCGTGGCCACTCGGCGCGGAACGGCTCGAGATGCCGTGCGCACCAATCGCGCCGCCATAGCATCTCGACGCGCGGCTTCTCTTGAGGCTCGGTCATCGCCGGCCGTTCCATATCTCGAGCGCCTGCAGCCACGTCTCGTCGCTGCAGCGCCGGACGCCGGCGGCGCATTCGATCGCGCGCCGCTCGGCCTTGTCCGGCATCCGCGGGATCCTGACCTCGAGCATGAACTCGACGAGCCGCTCGGCCTTGTCGAGACGGTTGCGTTTGGCCTTGAGCGTCGTCGAGAAATAGTGCTGCGCTTCGGTCATGCGGCCGCCGGCTTACCTTCGACGGCGGCCTGCAGCTGCTCGCTCGTGAGCGTTCCGCCGTGCTGGCTGTTGTGATGCACTCGCCACTCGCGGAAAGCCGTTATGAGGCTCGGCGCGTAGCCCTGCTCGCCACATCGACAGGTCCAGTCGATCAGGCCGGCCCACGACATCAGATTGCGGCCTGGCTTGTCCCGTAGAGGCTTTGATGCCGGCGGCATCGTCACGACGCCATCCGATCGCGCACATCCTTGACCTCGGCATAGCCAACGCCAAGCGTGTCCATGATCTCAGTCGTCGAGATCCCGCGAGCAACGAACTGCTCGATCCGTTGAGCCATCTTCGACCAGTGCTTAGAGGCGCGCTGCTTGGCCGCGATCTCATCCTTGTTCTGCTCGTAGTAGGCGCGCTTCTTGGCCGCGATCTCATCCTTGTTCTGCTCGCGGTAGGCGCGCTTCTTGGCCGCGATCTCATCCTTGTTCTGCTCGTAGTAGGCGCGCTGCTTGGCCGCGATCTCATCCTTGTTCTGCTCGTAGTAGGCGCGCTTCTTGGCCTTGCAACCATCACAGCGGCATCCGCGCGCGTATGAGCCGTTCGAGATCGGCCAGCCGGCGTGGTGAATCGTGGTGCTCACTTCGATAGCTCGCGCAGGCGTGTCGACTCGCCGGCCGAGAGCTTGTAGCCGTGCTTCGGCAGCCACTCGAGGAAGATCCGACCGGGCTCGCCGTTGAAGTGATTGCTCTCCTGGTCGACGAGGACCGCGGCGACGAAAGCACGTTTGAGAGCCGCGGCGCTGCCGTTCGCGTAGTCCAGGACGGCAGCGGTGACGGCGTCGTTGCGCTCCCAATAGCTGAGCTCGCCGATGACCGTGCCGTGATCGTCTTTCTCGGTCAGGTCGACCTCGATACCGAGCACGGCGAGCAAGCCGTCGAAATCCGAGACATCGAAGCTCGACTCGAGCAGCACACGAAGCGCGATCGCCTGCGCGACCTGCTCGGTGTCGGCGGCGATCGCCTTCGCGGTCGCGCCGGCGATCGCGGCGAGCCGACCTTCGTGCCGCTTCGCGTCGAGCTGCTTCTCACGCGCTCGTTTCGCGGCCGCGCGGTCCTCCTGCTCGTTTCGTTTGGTGTCGCCGCTCTCAGGGTGACTCTCGGGCTTGGTGCAGACCGGCACGGTATGAAGCTCGGTCCCCCAATTCCCGAAGCCGACCGCGACCGCATGGCACTCGCTGTGGATGTGCGCGTCGACGTCGACACCTTGCTCAGCGAGGTACTTCAGCGGTCGCGGCTTGCTGTCGGCTCGCTGGCCGTACTCGTCGTACTTGACGAAGTTGGTGACGCCTTGCTTGCGGAGCTTCTCTTTGGCGGCCGCGACCTTCTTGTCCTTGCTGTCCTTCTCGACCGCGGTGCGGACGACCTGCTCGACCGACTGATAGCTCGATCGCTTCTCGATCGCCTTGAGGACGCTCGGCTTGTCGGCGTGCTTCGCGATCACGAGCGCCTCGTCGACGCTGAGCTCGTCGGTGCCGACCTTCGCGTGCATCTTCTCGGGCAGCGCGAGCAGCTGTAGCCGCTTCGAGATGTGCGACTGGTTGCGGCCGACGAGCGCCGCGATGTCGCGTTGGCTCTTGCCGTGCACGTCCTGCAGCCGAAGATATGACCGGGCTTCCTCGATCGGTGTCAGGTCCTCGCGGTGCACATTCTCGACGACCATCGCGACATCAGCGTGCTCGCCGACCAGGTCGTCGCGGACGATGCATGGCACGGTCTTGACGCCGGCGAGTTTCGCGGCCTCGAGCCGGCGATGACCGGCGATCACGATGAACTCGCCAGCTCCGATCAGCGGCAGCCGGTCGGATGCGAGCTGCATCGCTTCGGCGTGCGCGACGAGCAGCGGCTCGAGCACGCCGATCGCGGCGATCGTGGCTGCCATGTCGACGACATCGCCGGCGTCGGTGCGAGGGTTGTCAGGGTTCCAATGCAGCTGCTCGACGGCGATCGCTTCGACCTGACCGGCGTTGTGCGCGAGTAGCTGGTCGACGACGCTGCGAACCTTGCCGGTCCTCGGTGTCACGTCGAGCGCGGATTCGGGGATTGCGGTCGCGGTGGTCATTAGAGCCTTCCGGTGAGGCGGCTGCGCTTGAGCTGCCGGCGGGTGATGTCGGCGACCTGGTTGTCGTCGAGCGGTGGGCTGGTGATGGTGAGGTCGTGCCGGCAGAGGATCCGCTCGCCGCGGCAGAGCCGCTGCTGAAGGTCAGTCAGCCGGCCTTCGGCGCGGATCGCTCGGCGTCGCTGGTCGCGCGTGCCGCCTTCGCGGGATCGCTCGGCGTCGCGGCCGAGCCAATAGCCGGTAAAGAGCACGAGCAGCCACGAGGCGATCAGCCAGACGTACACGTCGTCTCAGTCCTTCCCATATAGGCCTCGAGCTCTTCGACGCTCGCGGCAGCTTTGAGTCGTGCGCGGGCATCGTGCGCCGCGCCGAGTAACGGGCTGGCTATGTCGCCAAGAGCGACCCATGCCGGGTCGGAGTCGAGGACGGCGATGATGACGCGCGAGTATTCGTGCAGCGACCGTGCTCGCTCGAAAGCGTGCAGGGCTTGCGCGGCGTTGGTCGGCATGATGAAGCGCCGGCGAGGTCGCGGGACGTCGGCGACGAGCAGCTCGCGGCCGTCGCGGTGGCCGATCGTCCGCCGGCGGTCGCGGCGCGCAGCTATGAGCGCGTGCTGCCGGCACATCCATGAAGGCTGCAGGTTGATCGGCCGCATCGGGATCCAGTCGCCGCGCCGCCGGCAGCGCTCGCCGCCGGCGGTGAGCTCGATGCAGGTGATCACTTGACGTCTTCGATCACGCCGCGGCGATGCCACTCGCGGATCGCGCATGGCGCGCAGTACCGATGCCGTGCGCCGAGCTGTCCGTTTGGATGGATCGACTGATGCAAGAGGAAGTAGCGACCGGGCTCGATCGTGCGCATACAGGACCGAGGCGGATCTTCGACGGTCAGACTGACATAGCAGCGCCGCGGCTCGTTTGACTTGGCCAGCCGTAGCTCTTTCGTCGGTCGCATGACGATGAGCTTTCGACTGCCGTCCGGCACGCGATGGGTCGTCTCGGCCATCACGAGCGGCGTCGCTTCGGAGGTCATCGCGCCATGCCGAGGACAGGGCCGCGGTCGACGTCGTCGAGGCAGCCGAGCTCGACGTTTCGGGTGGTGTGGATCCGGTAGCCGCGACCTTCGATGGCGGACAGGCTGTCGGTGAAGTGCAGATGCCGGCGGAAGCCTTGGAGCGTCCAGCCGAAGCGATCGCCGTCGCAGGTGTCGATCACGGTCATGCCACCGAGCCCGGCTTCGATCGCTTCGCCCCATGCGGCGAGCCGTGTCATGCCGTCGCCGTGCAGGATCCGCTCGAGCAGCTCTTCGGCATCTGATGCTGTCGGCATCATCGGGCCGTCTCGCCGTGCTCGAGCCGCCAGCTGATCGTGCCGCGCGTCTCGGCGATCGCGACCATTGCGAGGACGTAGCTCGCGGCGTTGTCGGTGAAGACGTAGGTGATGCAAGGGCCGTCGAACGTCTCGAAGCGTGCGACGAGGCGGTCGGTTGAGTCGGCGAAGGCATCGAGCCGGCGGATCACTCGCCGCGATTGCTCGTCGAGGTCGGGGAAGATCCGCAGCCAGCGAACGGGCTCCTCGCGGCCGAGCTCGGCAATCTCGAGCGGGACCTGGTCGCGGAAGAGCCGCGTCTTGGTAGGTGTCATCGGCGTGCGCCGAGTGCGTGGCCGCGGGAAGCACACTCGCGGATCTGCGCCTTGACGTAGTCGACGCGCGTGAGGTTCGGCCGCCGGCCAGCGCGCTCGGCTCGCCGCGCGGCTTTGACGATGCCGCGGAGCTCGAGCCGGTACATGCTGCAGCTGGTGCAGCCTTCCTTTTCGAGCTCGCCGCGGTCGATCGTCTCGGTCACGCGCTCTGCGCTTCCTGAGCGCCGAGCGCTTGGACGTCCGCGCGATTGAAGACACGTCCGCCGCGGAGGCCTGGCAGCTTGAAGACTTCGGTGAGCTTGCCGGCGCGAGCGAGCCGGTTGACGGTCGGCACGCTGACTCGAAGCATCTGAGCTGCCTCGAGCGTCGTGACGAGATCAGGGTTGGTCATATGAGCATGATTAGCCACGCGCGCAAGGTGAGTCAAGGCGACACGCCCATTCGGACCTTGACTTACCTTGGTCAGATGCCGACACTTGAGGCATGGCACAAACCATGCGCCGCGAAGACGAGCTGACGATCGTCTTCCACAATGGCGACCGGCTGCGCAAAGCACGCGAGCTGCGTGGCTACGACGCCAAGGCTTTCGCCGAGGTCATCGGGATCTCGAGGACGTCGCTTCGCAAGTACGAGGCCGCCGACCAGGCACCGAAGAGCGTCGTGATGGCCTACGCCTTGGCGACCGGGATCGACCTAGATGAGTTGCTCCCGCACCTGGACTCGAACCAGGAACCTATCGGTCACTCTGGCCCCACTAGTCCATTCGGGCGCATACGTCTCATCCTTCCCAGCCGAGCACTTGCGTTACGTGCGGCGTGATAGAGCGCCGTGCCGTGACGAAGGGATCGGTGAGGGTCTTGCTGATGTGGCGGGACGCGCTCGACGCATATCTGCTCTTTCTTCTCGCATCAGGTGTCTCGCCGGGCACGGTGAGGCTTCGGATGCATCACGCTCGCCGGTTCGCTCGGCTGGCCAAGTCGCCATCGCAGATCACGACCGAGCAACTGCTCGGCGTGCTCGCTCGTGACGGGCTCGCGCCTGAATCGCGCAAAGCCATCCGCTCGAGCGCGCGCAAGTTGTTCGGCTGGATGTTCGAGGAAGGTCTACTCGAGGCGGATCCGGCCGCCAGGCTGCCGAAGATCCGCGTGCCGGCTGGCGTGCCACGGCCGGCACCTGAGGAAGTGATCGCTCGAGGCCTGCTGCTCGCCGACGAGCGGTCGAAGGCGATGCTGATGCTCGCGGCATATGCAGGGCTTCGGTGCTGCGAGATCGCGAAGGTGCATGCCGGCGACATCGACGGTCAGCTGCTCCATGTCGTCGGCAAGGGTGGCAAGCAGCGCAGCGTGCCTCTTCATCCGATGGTCGCGGCGTCGTTGCCGGCGACCGCCGGGTATCTGTTTCCTGGCCAGGACAACGGTCATCTCTCGCCGCTATACGTGTGCAAGCTGATCGGCCGCGCGTTGCCTGATGGCTGGACAGCGCACAAGCTGCGTCACCGTTTCGCGACCGCTGCCTATGCCGTCGAGCGTGACCTGTTCGCCGTGCAGCAACTTCTCGGCCATTCCACACCTGTCATCACGGCTCGTTACACCCAACTTCCGGCCGATGCGTTGCATCGCGCGGTACTCGGCGCGGGTCCAGTCGTCGCGGCCTAACTCGCCTCGACCAACCGAAAGAAGGAAGCCAGATGCTCCGACTCAAGATCCTCACGGCCGCAGCCGCGATCGCTGCCCTGATAGTCCCCTCCGCGATCGCCGCCGCGTCGCCGACCACGCCTAACGAAGTGCATCGCGTGACGAACTCGACGCCGCTAAAGCTTCAGCACAGGCTGATCAAGCGCGAGGCGATCGCCCGTTCTGACAGCTCTGTTCCCCCGTCGCTGGCATGGGATGGCCGTTATGAGTTTGTTGACCGCGTGTTCGGCACTAGCCGTCTGAAGACGCTGTGTTTCCTCGCGCTCAATTTGACCGGGGCCGATGTGCTCGTCCGCGGCGACTATACGGTGCGGCCGGGCGCGGAGCTGCTCTACTGCCCCTCATGACTAGGATCGCGAGCATGAGTCGATGGGGCCGGTTGGCTGCGTCAGGTGTCGTTGTTCTGATCGCTACCGGCTGTGGTGGCCACTCCTCACCATCGTCCGCGCAAGCCTCCAGCTCGTCATCTCAGCCGACGTGCTCCCATCTCATCGGCGAGACGCTAACGCGAGCGATGGAGGCCACATCATGTCGGGTGAATGGAGCGCTTCAGATCACGGCTGACGTCAAGTGCAAGCAAGGCACGATGGTCGCGTTCGGCAACGCAGTCGGTGGTTACATCGGCCAGCGAGTGCGCGCCGGCAACTTCGCGACCTGGCCGGGCTGCTCCGCCTAGAACACGAAAAAGATCGCCTCGCCGTTGGGATGATGGCGAGGCGATCCTTGTCGTGTCTCAGGCTGCTCGTGAGGCTCGTCGCGCACGACCGACGAGCCATTGCCGGAAGCTGATCGCGGGCTTACGCTCGGCGATCATCCAAGGGTCGCCGATTGTCTCGGCTTCCTCGCGGAGCAGCTGCGCGTGCCGAGCTAGTCGGTACTCTTCGACGCTCGCTCGATGCAGGCAGCCGGCGCGGCAGTCGCGCATCCCTTTGCTGCAGGGCATCAGCTCGGCGGGTATGCGGTGCCGGCGGCGTAGCACGAGCTGATCAGCTGGCTCAGCGCGGCTGCCATGCCGCCTCGAGTGACCTCGACGCCGGTGAAGACGGCGAGGATCTCGTAGTCGTCGAGCTCGGCTTCGCTCGAGTAGTTGTAGCTGCCGAAGGCGGCCGCTTTGCCGTCGACGACGATCACCTTGAAGTGAGCCAGGTGGAACTCGCTGCCCCAAAGATGCACGCTGATGCCGGCGTTGGCGATCGCCGGGATCTGCGAGCTCGGCTCGGTGGCTTCGGTCGCGTCGGCGGCGACCGTGATCGTGACGCCGCGGCCGTGAGCTGCGATCAGCGCGGCCGCGACCGCCGGCAGGGTGATCGAGTAGATGCCGAGCTCGATCGTGCTCTTCGCGTCGGCGATCAGCTCGAGCAGCGCCGGCTCAGGGTCGAGCGAGCTGCTCGCGTGCGGTGTCGTGAAGAGCTGCGTGTTGACCGCGCCTACCTTCATCCGGCTGTCATCGCGGCCTGTAGGGCTTTGATGCTCAGTGGCCGGCCGGCGAGGTTCCATTGGCCGCTGACGTTGGCGTCGAAGTAGCTGATGAACTCGACGCCGTACTGGCGGAAGTAGTCGAGGCCGGCGGTGATGTGCGCCTCGGTGTTGACGTCGATCGGGTCGCCATATCCCCATTCGGCGACACCTACCGGCATCCGGCTCCATCCTGGCTTCGCGCGGACGTAGGCGAAGTCAGGGCCGAAGTTGGCCTCGGCTGTCTCGCCTTTGGTGTAGTCGGGGTAACCGTCGAAGCTGATGCCGTCCGGCGCGATCGCAGCCGCGACCGTCTCGGCGTGTAGCTCGTCGATCCATTCGTTGACGCCCTTGGTCGCATGGCCGAGGTTGTCTGGCGGTCGCTCGTCCTCGGTGTAGGTCATGAACGTCGCCCAAACCTCGAGGTCGGGCTCGGCGATCTTGATGACGTTGCGGTAGTGGATCCATTCGGCCGAGAAATTGGTCGGGGAGTCTGCCGGCTGCTTCGTCTTATTCTCGGGCTCGTGCTCGATGATGATGATGGGCCGCACGCCGTGCGCTTTGCACCATGCGGCATAGCTGTGCGCATAGGTGGCGACGACGGCGTCCTGGTCGAAGGTCGGGTGATCGGGCTTGATCGATGGCAGGGTGATCTTCAGGTGCGGCAATGGCCACATCGGCACGAACGTCGCCGGGATCTTGCCGGGGGTGTTGTATTGCCTGAGCACGTTGACGTCAGGGCCGAAGGCGGTGACCGACGACTGATCGCCAAGATAGGCACCGACCGGCGGCATCGGATTCGCGTCGAGCTGCAGCTGCGCGACCTGCGCTTGAAGCGCCGCGATGGTGCTCGCGTCGTCGGCGAGCTGGCTGACGTCGCCGGCGACGTCTGCCTGAAGGTCGGTGATGGTCGCTTGGCCGGCGGCGACCTGAGCTTTCTGGCCGGCGTATGCGGCCGCGATCGCCGAGAAAGTGTCAGCGAGGTCGCCGTCGACGGTGATCTGCACATCGGTCATGTCTTGGTCCTTGGCTCGAAGAGGTCGCGGAGCGACCGAAGGTTGGCGAGCTCGCGCCGGTAGTGGTCGCTGAGCTCGAGCTCGCCGCTGCCTTCGGCTTCAGCGAGCGCGATGGTGAGATTGGCGTGACGGTCGTCGATGTCGGCGAGGCTTCGAGGCTCGCCGATCACGGCGCGTCTACTTGGTGGGCTTGTTGGCGGCCTGGTGCACGCCGGCGAAAGTGACGACGGCAGCGGTGACAGCGAGCTCGAGTCCGTGCAGGGTCGCGGCGTGATGGGTAGTGATCGCCGTGCCTTCATAGGCGACAGCTGCAGCGAGGATCGCGCCGATGAAGGCCTTCGCTTTGGCCGCGAAGAGGACCTTGAGCGCGCCGAGCATGGCAGTCTTCTCGCGTTTCGGCTTGGTCGGCTGACCGGGGCCAGGGTTCGGCGGGTGATGGCCGGGTGATGCTGTCGGCATCAGCTCGCCGTTCCAAAGCTTGATCGGTTTGAGCACGACATCTTCGTCGTAGCCGTTGCTGGCGACGCCGGCGACCTTCGGCTTGGTCTTGGTGTTGCGCTGATAGAGCGAAGCATGGGCTGAGATCACGTCGCCGGACCATGCGACCGTCTGCCAGCTGATCGCTTTCGGGTGCAGCTTGGCGATGAACGTGACGACCTCGGCCGAACCGTAAGGGCCGGCCGGGTGCGTGTTGCCGTCGAAGACGCCGGCAAAGTAGGCCTGCACTTTCTCGGGGCTGACGTCCTCGTCGACGGCGTAGAAGATCGGGCAGGTCTTCGGGTAGCCCATCGCCTCGGCTCGCTGCTCTGCGTAGCGCCTGTCCGCGACGCCGGTCGCAGTGTGGTGCTCTGCTTCGGTCGCGGTCGTCTCGAAGACGAAGCCGACATGCAGGCCGGCGCGGATGTAGAGCTTGGCTTGCTTCGCGCCGAGATCCTTGCTCGCATCGTGCGAGATATAGCCGAGGACGCCTGAGTAGCCGGCGGCTTTGATGGCGGCCGCTTTGGGCTTGCTCCATGCGACGTCGATGAGGACTGTCTCGGTCATGGGTCGATGCCTCCGTTGAGATGGACGGGACAGAATGGCTGTGTCGGCGCGTTGTAGACCAGGTAAGGGAAAGCGTCGATCTTCAGCACGGTCGGATCTTTCGGGAAGCGCGCGAGCGCGGTACAGATGGCGAGCCGTTGCACTTGCTCGTCATTGGCGGTGACGGCGGCCTTCTCATCCGAGATCGCGCGGCGGCCGTTGAGATAGTTGCTGAAGTAGACGGTCGTCGCGATGCCGCTGCCGGCTGTCAGCGCGACGACGAGCAGGATCACGGCGACCCATGCCGGCGGCGTCTTTCCGTCGCGCCAGACGGGCCGCTTCTCGAGCTCGCCGATCGGGTGCTCGTCAGGGCTCGGCTCGGGTGCTACCGGATGATCACTCATCGATGGTTCTCCTAGTCGCTTCGGGTTCGCATGAGCGTCTTCTCGAGCGATGAGAGCCGGCCGGCGACGATCGCGCGGTTTTCCTCGGCGGCGTCCGCGTTCGCCAGAGCTGCCGCGGCGTTGGCCTCGAGCGTCGCCTTGATCATGGCGACGTCGAGCATGACCGTCTCGAGCTTCTCCGAGGTCGACCGGCCGCGAAGCAAAATCACGCCTCCAAGTCCAATTAGCGCGGAGGTCATCGCTGCCGCCATCGTCCAGAAAGGACCGCTCGAAAGCTGAAGCGTTTGCTGCGCAACGTCGGAGATCACTCGCGCAGCTTCGATCACGACGTTTGGACGTGCCGGCCGCTGAAGCTGTTGCTCCAAGCGTTTGTCGCTACGGCGAGCGCGCCACCGCTGTTCTGGCTTCCGACGACCCATAGGACGTCGCCGGCGGCGCACTCGATCTCGTCGTCGATGGTGACCGTTGTCGATGTGCCGGCGGTCGCGTTCGACTCGTTGGCCTGTATGACCGTCCAGGTCGTCGACGTGCTCGGTGTCGTGCCGGTCGGGCCTTTGGAGATCCAGCCGGATCGGAAGCCGGTCGCGTTGCCGGCGAAATTGAGGGTGAAGCGCACGAGGTAGAGGCCTGGGTTGACGATCGTGACAAACGTGTCGCTGGCTCCGGTGCCATGCAGGCCGGCCGGGTCGTATGTCTCGAGCTCCCATGCGACGATCTTCGGCGTGCCGGATGTGAAGCTGTTCGTCGCCGAGTCGACGGTCGTGACCTTCCAACGGTGGACGCCGTTGAAGATGTAGTCCATCGAGTCCGATACCTGATCGGCCCACGAAGCCGTGGCAGGTGCGCCTGATATGACGTGACCGGGTGAGACATAGGTCGTCATCTGTTGCCTCTCAGTAGAACCATGCGTGGCCCCAGCCTTGCGCCGCGCCGCCGTCCCAAACCATGACCGTCTCGGGTACGGGTGTTGTTGCGAAAGCGACCGTGATCTTGTCCAACGCGATCGACCAGGCCCAGCCTTGAATTACGCCATCGCCGGGGGGTGCCGATGAGGGCATGCCGGCGAGCTGCACTCGGAGCAGCGGCTGGAAGCCGGCGACGTCGGCAGCAATGCCGGCGTTTGTCTCGGTGAGCAGGTCGAAGACGAGCGGTGACATCACGCCGCGCGGTGTCTTGTTGTTGTTGACTCGCCAGCTCGCAGCGTTGAGCGCTGTTTCGTCGCTGTCGACGATCAGCGTGTCCGGCGAGGCGGCGTAAACGCCGTACTTGTCCTGGCTGGCCTGGTCGAAGGCTCGCTGCGCGGCTCCGGTCGGTGTGCTGACGGTATAGTCGTTGACGAGATACTGGTCGGTGAGCGGCAGCGTCGTCGTCGGGTCGACCTGGTCACTGGAGGCCGTGAGCACGAAGGCGACCGGCGGGTTGACCTGGTTGCGGTTCTGAAAGATGACCTTGCCGTTGCCGTCCGAATAGAGGTAGCCGCCTTCGGCTTTGGCGGTGTCCTGAAGTGCTTGGAGCAGGCTGACGCCGCGGGTGTCGTGCGGGCCGATCGTGCCGATGCCGGCGGATGCGGTGAAGCCGTAGTTGGCGCGGAAGCCGAGCAGCTTCGTGATGTGCGTACCGGTCGCGGTGCCTTCGCCGGCGGTTTGCGCGACCTTGGTGATCGTCGCGATCTGGCCGGCGCTGAGAGCGGTGCCGGGGATGACCGCGAAAAAGGCGAGGTCGACATCCCATGTCGACACCTGCGCGAGCTGGTAGATGGGCGAGATGAAGTTACCGAGCTGGAACGGGTCGGTGAGGGTCGCGAAGCTGCCGAGCGCGGTGCCGGATGGTGTCGCGACGCCGGCGAGCTGGCCGTCGATGTAGATGTTGGCGGTCTTGAGGTCCGCCTCGAGGGTGCAGATGATGACGTGCAGGTTGCCGTCGTCTGGCCACGGCGCGAGCGAGGTCGCCGAGTGGCTGCCGTCGCCGAGTTGGAATTGGATGCTGCTTGGTCCTGAAGCGATCAGGCTCATCTCGGCGAAGCCGATCCTTGCCTGGGCCGCGAAGAGTGTCGGGATGTTCGGAGAGAGCGCTTTCTGGCCGGCGACGATGACGATGGTGAACGGTCCCGATGCCGGCGGCATCGCATCGGTCAGGATCGCCGAGCCGGATCCGCTGACGCCGCTGCTGTTCGCGAGGCTGATCTTCGTCGCGAAGGCAAGTCCGGTTTGGCTCGCGCCGACCGCTGTCAGCGCATCGCCGGTGCCGCCGGTGCCGCCGGTGCCGCCTTTGGCGTTGATCACGACCGCCGGCGCGTTGACTCCGGTTGCATCGCCGAAGCTGATGCTGCCGTCTGGCTCCTGCAGTGGATAGAAAGCGCTCGGGTCGAGCTGAAGGATGTTCTCGCTGAAAAGGTCGCGGAGCGGTGTCTGTGTGCCGAGCCGGCCGAGGATGTCGGTGACGCTGACGGTCGCGATCGCGAAGCCGGCCGATGTGTAGCTCGGGATGATTCCGGTCGCGGTGCCGAAGGCGATCGGGTAGGTCGTGGCGTTGACGACGAGGCTGACGCGGATCGGCAGGCCGACGTCGATGTGCGGGTAGAACGGCATGACCGTCTCGAAAGCGGAGACGGCGGCTTGCACGAGCTCGAAGTTGCCGGCGTACCAGGTCGTCGTCGCGGTCGTCGCGCCTCCGGATGTTGTGAGTAGTAGCCGCGCGGCGACCGTGCCGGCAGGCGCGGTCTTGTTGGTGACGACGGCGTAGCCGGTGTTTCCGGTCGCGATGCCTGAGCCGAGGACGGTTGAGATGACGCCGCCGACGTTGTTGAGCCATTGGATCGAGAGGTTGGCGCTGACGGTCGGGCCGTTGTTCTTGACCTGCATCGCGGCCGAGTAGGCGAGGCCGGCTGTCGCCGGCGCGCTCGGTGTCGTCGCGATGTTCGACAGTGAGGCCACGCCGCTCGGGATGCTGACTTTGAGGGTGCATGGGTTGCTCGGGTAGGGCAGCTGGCCGGTCGTATCCTCGGTGAGTGTCGCGCCGCTCGCAGGGGTGAAGCCGGCGACGCTTCCGGTGACACATCCTGGCGAGGCGACGTCGGGAGTGAAGAGGTTGAGGACGAGGCCGGTGAGGCTCGGGCTGAAGCGGCCGCCGTCGTCGCCGCCTGGCAGCGTGTCGTTGTCGAGGACGATCGTGAACGTCGCCGGCGAAACTTGGCTGACCTCGTCTTGCCGGCCGCCGGTGACGTTAATCGGCGTGCCGGCATCGCCGGTCGTCAGCGCGTACGTGGTGATGTCGGTGGGGGTGAAGGCAGAACCGAACGGGTTGCCGGTGAAGTCCGCCTCGACCTTGAAGGTTGGTAGCGTCATCCGTAACCCAATGCGCCGCCGGTCTGACGGAAGAGCCGGCGAAGGACCTGGTCGAGCTCGCGCGCGCCTTCGGTGGTCATCGGGCCGGTCGTGATGGTGATTTGGTTGGTGATGCCGCCGGCATATTTGCCGCCGTGGCCGAGCGGCACGACGGCTTCAGGTCCGGCTTCGCCGATCATCGCGACGGTCGGTCGGGTGACGATGCCGCCGGCGGCGAGGTACGGGATCTGAGGCACACCGATCGTCTGGCCGCCGATCTTGCCGACGCCGGGGATGTGCGTGTTGATCGACGGAAGGCTGAAGTGCAGGCTGTTCCATCCGCGAATGATGAAGTTGATGGCGTCCTTGAACGCATCGCTGATGCCATCCCACATGCCGACCGCGGCGTTTTTGATCCGGCCTGGCATGCTCTTGACCCATCCGACGATCGTGTCGAAGTGCTTGGAGACGAAGAGCACGGCGAGGCCGAAAGGTCCGGTGAGGATCGCGAGCAATAGTGGCCAGTGTGACCGGACGAAGCTGACGACCGCGCCGGCGGCGCTCGAGATCGCAGAGAGCGCGACGCCGATGCCGTGCGCGACCGATTGGATCGCATGCCACATATCGAGGCCGGCTTGCTGCACATCGTGAAAGGCGGCATGGACGATGTCGCGGAAGGTCTGGCTCTTCTTGTAGGCGATGATGACGCCAGCGACGAGAGCCGCGATCGCGATAACGACCAGGACGATCGGGTTCGCGTCGAGCGCCGCGTTGAGCAGCCATTGCGCGGCCGCCATCGCCTTGCTTGCGACCGCGCTCGCTTTGCTCGCGATTGTCTGCGCGATCGTCGATGTCGTCTCGGTGTCGGTCGCGACTGCTGCCTCGGCTTGCCGTGCGGCGACGAGCTGCATGACGGTGCCGACGACCATCATCGTCGGCCCTACCGCAGTCAGGACCGGGCCGAGCTTCTCGCCGATCTGCTCGGTGACGTTTGCGAGTTTGGTCTTGAGGATATCGAACTTGCCGCCGAAGGTGTCGACGGCGGCTGAGGCCTGGCCGTTGAGCTTCGCCGAGAGCTGCGCGAGCGCGAGCTCGTTGTCCTTGGTCTTGTCGCCGGTCGTCTTCAAGGTGATGCCGTACTGCGTGAGGGTTTTGCCGCCGCTGCCGCCGAGGATCCGAGCGACCGCCTGCGCAGCTACGGCGAGTGACTCGTGCCGCGCGGCCGCCAGGTTGGCGACGAGGCTCATGTTGTTCATGGCCTTGGTCGGGTCGTTGGTCGCTTGCGTAAGGATCCGAAGAGCGTCTTTGGTGTCGGCAGCGCCGTGCGCGAAGTCCGCCATTTTCGAGACGGTGTGACCGATCTGGCTCGAGTATTGGCTGTACGAATGGCCGGTCGCGGTGACGGCTGCCTCGAGCTGTTTCTGCGCGGCCGCGTCTTTGCCGCTGAAGGCGGTGAGCGCAGCGCCGATGCCGGTGACTGCTGCGCCGCCGATGGTGAGCTTCTCCCCCATCGATTTCGCGCCCTCACCGATGTTGTCGAGGTAGCCGCTGACCTGGCTCGCGAGCTGTCCGACCTCGCCACCGACCGCGTTGCCGAGGCCGCCGAAAGCGCGCGACATGATGCCGGCGGCTTTCTGGCCTTTGGTCGCGACGCCTTCGACTGACTTGGATGCGCTGATGTCCTGGCCGTAGAGCAGGTAGCGCAATGAGATGTCAGACATCGCGCGTCATCCCTTCGGCTTTTTCATCTGATCGACGTAGTCATCGGCGGCCTGCGCGAAGCCTCGCCAGACGAAAAGCGGCAGCTCCCACACGTTGAAAGGTGTGATGCCTGGCCACAGGTGGCAGACGAGCGTCAGTCGTCGGTAGACGGACTGCTCGAGGTCCTCGTTGTCGAGTTTGCGCCGGCTCGGCGTTTTCCGGCCGGACCGGAAGCCGGCCGGCCCTGGGTAGGGTCCGATTTCTTGGGCTTCCGGTCTTGCGGATCCGGCAGCCATTGAAGGTCGGCGAGCGGAAAGTCGATCGCTTCCTCGAAGCTGATCCGCTCGCCGGCGACTCGACGCGCAGCGAAGATGCCGACCGCGACCATCCAAAGCGACGCCGGATGCCGGCCGCGTTCGCGGTTGTTTGGCAGCTCGTCGAGTTGTTTCTTGAGGTCCTCGATGACGCCGGCGTCGATCCTTCGGCCCATCGCTTCGGACTGCTCCTGAAGGATGAGTGTATCGAGCAGCGAGAGCTTGTCGACGGCGTCGACCGAGTAGATCGGGCCGTCGTTGCCGATGCGGAACTTCATTCGGTGCGCTCCAATGACTGAGCCGCCTCGGCCATCGCTTTCTCGACGACCGCGGTGACGCGCGTCGAGCTCTTGGCGATGACCGAGGCGAAGTAGGGCCGGCCGTACTGCGTGACCCATTTTCCGGTGAGGAAGACAGGGTGACGCCATCCGCCGGCGCGGTCGTATGCGCGGACCAGGGTGCGGGCTGACTCGGGCAGGTTCTTGCCGCTTGAGATGATCGAGACGCCGATCTTCGTATTGCCGGTGAGGATCGAGACGCCGATGCCGGCGGCGATGTTCTGCCGAAGGCCGGTGTGCTTGGTTGAGTGTGACGATGGTCGACGTGGCTCTTCGAGGACGGCGGCCTTGATCTCATTCGCGATTAGCTTCGCGGCGTTGCGGATGTCGCGCCGCAGGTTGGTGCGTAGTTGCGGCGCGACCTGGCTCGACCGTGCGAAGAGCGTCTTGAACTGGCTGACGTCGGCGCGAAGCTCGAGCTCTGCCTTCGCCGGCCGTGGCACTTAGAGCGCTGAGTCGGCGGTGCGGGTGACGATCCAGATGGGCTGCGTGGCCGAGAGGTTGTCGAGGCCTTGGAACGCCATCGATTGAGTGATCAGGTCGGTGCCGTTCGTCTTCGGCAGCTCAGTGTCGAACTTGATCTCGGGAAGGACGATCTGCAGCGTCTCATTGCCGGACGAGAGCGCGCCGGCGGTGTAGGTCGCGACGAGCAGCATCGGCGTCTCGTTGATGACGGCGTCGCGCCAGGTCGTCGCGTCGTATTCGACGGTTGCCTTTCCTGACAGCTGCGTGATGCCGACTGTCGGCTTGCTCTTGCGGCCGGTGCCGTTCGCGTTGAAGCGGGTGCCCATCAGGTTCCGGTTCATTGTGATCGCGAAGTCGCGGACGTCTGCGAGCGGTGTCGCACCGATCGCGAGCGCGGTCGCTGTCGGCGCGGTGAAGGCACCGGAGTAAATCTGCAGGTTCGCGAAGTGGAACAGGTTCGGCGAGGTCGGATATGACGGCGCGGCGTAGCCGGTCGCGGTCGTGATGTCGCCGATGTCGAGAGTGAACTTGGCCATACAGAGGCCGGCGTTGTTGCCGGTGATGTCGAGCTGACCGACCATGCAGCCGAGGAAGGTGATCGGGTCGACGGTGCCGCCTGCTTCGACGACGCCTTTCTGGACGGTCGCGCTCGGTGGCGTGTCGCCGAGGCTCGCGACCTGCTGGTAGGTCGTGCCGCTGACGAGCGTCGACGTGTTCGCGCCGAGCGCTAGCTGCCAGAGCAGGCCGAGGCCTTTGCTGGTCGCTTCGACCTCGAAAGAGCCGACGCCTTGAGCGGTCGGGACTACTCGGCGAGCTGACCGTGCGACGCGGGATCCGACGCGCAGTCCCATGCCTTGCACGGTGTTCTTTTGCCAGTCCATGTCTTCGTCGACGAACTCGATGAAGCGCGCCGCCGTGACGCCGGTCTTGTAGGTGCTCTCGATCGCGAAGCCGATGCTCGCGTCTTGGGTCGTTGTCACTTGCCGGCCCTTTCACTCGAGCTCGCGGCCGTCTTCTTGGCGGCCGCAGTCTTGCGCGCCGGCTTCGCCGGCGGTGTCGGCTTGAGCAGCTCGCCGGCGACGTGCTCGTAGTTGCCGAGCTGCGCAAGTAGGCCGTCGCCGGGGTCGTAACCGTCCTCGCCTGGCGCGCCGGATGGGGGCCAGCCGGCCTGCTCGTCGGTGACCTCGAACTCTTCACCGGGCTCGAGGCAGCCTTCGCCTTCGACGTCCAGCGGCTCGCCTTGTCGGTAGGCCAACGGAAGGTCGACCTGGCCGAGCGGGTTGATGTTGCGAAGGGTGACGAGGCCCATCGGAGAGCTCCTTGCTAGACGCGGGTGAGGAATGTGAGGACTGATGTGAGGGTCGCGACTCTGCCGACCGGGTCGCCGGTTTCGGGGTCGACCGAGGTCGCCGGCTCGTAGGTGTCGCCACTGACCCATGCCTCTCGGCATGCGCCGCCGAGTGTCTCGTTTGGCTTGGTCTTGAAGTAGTCCGCGAAGGTGTTCCGCAGGCCATACGCCAGGTCTTGCGCGACGACCTGTTGTGTCTCGTCGCCGGCGACGAAGACGCTCCAAGTGATGTCGAGCTCGCTGGCTTCCTCGCGCGGCCGGTTGGTGCCGGATACCGGCCGGGTGATCAGGGTGCGGACGTCGCCGAGGCTGATGATGATGTCGGGCTGGTAGCTGCCTGGCTGGCCGTAGCACACGAGCACTTCCTGGCCGGGGTAGAGCGTGCCGAGCAGCGTGACGACGGCGGCGAGCACGCCGGGTGATGCTGACGGCATCAGGCGAAGCCAGGCAGGGCGGTCGGTGCCGGCTGTAGCAGCTCGGCCGCGGCTCGAGGTACGGCGAAGCCGCCGGGTGTCGTGACGACGTCCGCGGTTGCCGGGTTGCCCAGCGCCGGCCGGAAGCCTTGCTGGTCGCGTTGGTACAGGTGCGCGAGGATGATCCGCGCGGCGAGGCGGACGTTCGCGGCGACGATTGAGCCGCCGGTCGTGAAGGTGACGACGACGTTGTCGTGGCCGCCGAGAAACCAATACGGCGAGATCGGCGTGCCGCGGTAGACAACGCCGCTGTCGTAGTTGACGAAGTAGTCGGTGTTTTCGATCAGCGCGACGCCATTCTCGACGAGCGAGACGATCGATACCGGCGGCGCGGTGAGCAGGACTGCGTCACTGCCGCCGTCCGAGGTTTGCACGACCGTCTCGAGGACCTGCGTGCCGGCGATGTCCTCGATGACTGGCGTGACCGCTTGGATGTAGAACCTGAGCTCGTCATCTGTCGCGGTGCTTGAGCCGGGTCGCTTGGCGAGCGCTTCGCGCGCGTCGGCGAGCGAGATCAGCCAGCGGCTCGAGACGACCGTCTCGACATGGAAGATGTCGGTGTAGGCGGTCGCCGGGTTGGTGGTCACCCATCGGATCTGATGCCGGCCTGCCATTGTCGGGACGAATTGACAGGTGTATTCGCCGGTTTGCGGGTTGGTCGTGCCTGGCGTTGTGGTGCTTCCGTCCGGCTGAGTGATGGTGAGGGTGACGGTCGATGCGTTGACAGGGTTGCCGTTGACGTCGGTGACGTTGATCGCGAGCGGGACGGTGTCGCCGAGATCGATCACGTCGTGCCGCCTTTCGCTGCAGGTCCGGTGATGACGAGGCCGGCGGCTGAGCCGCCGGGGATGGTGACTCCGACCGAGGTCGCGCCGGTGATAGCAGGGTTGATGCCGGCAGCTGCAGGTCCGGTGAGGCTCGAGCTCGTCGCGGCTGGTCCGGTGATGACCAGGCCTGCCGCTGAGCCGCCTACGGCTGCCTGAGCGGCTGTCACGACACCGGTCGGCGCTGAGCCGGTCGAGCTCGCCATGACGCCGGTGAGCGTCTCGCCGGCGTGTAGCGTGCCGATCGGCGCGGTGCCGGTGCCGACCGCGACGACGCCGGTGACAGCGACGCCGGCGGCTGCCGTGCCGACCGGCGCGCCGCCGGTGCAGCTGGCGACGACGCCGGCGAGTGTCGCGCCGGCGTTGACTGCGCCGACCGGCGCTGATCCGGTCGAGCTCGCGACGACACCGGTGATCGTCGCATCGGCATCGACCTGGCCGACTGGCGCGACGCCGGCGCTTGTCGCGACGACGCCGGTGATGGTGACACCGGCCGACTGCGCCATCACGAAAGCGATCGCTGCCCATTGCGCCGACGTGAAGGTCGCGGTCGGGGTGATCGAGGTTGTCGGTGCGACCTCGTAGACGCCGGCGACCTGGCGTGTGCTCGAGGCTCCGACCGCGGCGATGCTGAAGTCGACGGTGCATCCGCTGCCAGGCGAGACGGTCAGCGAGCCGTTGATGACGACGCCGAGATAGACCAGGTCGCCGACCGCGGGGGCTGTCGCGCCGGCGCTCGCGGTGCCGCTGTTGCCTTGCGCGGTGAGCGGTGTGCCGTTGAGCGAGCCTGATGCGCCTGGCACGAGCGCGACCTGGCCGGCGAGAGCTCCGGCGACGCTCGAGGTAAACGTGATGGTGTCGGTGCCGGCGACGAGAGCCTTGCCGACCGCGACCGTGCATCGGTAGAGCGAGATTTCGGACAGCGTCGTAGTGTTCTGCGCCGTGCCGATCAGATTCCAAGTGTTGCCTTGGGTGTCGGTGAGCGCCAGCGTTTTGCCGTTGCCGTTCGCGCCGACCGCGGCGATGAGGACCGTGCCGGCCGGCGCGTTGGTGCCGATCGCCTGCGCCGGGGATGCGGTGACGTTCGTGCCGCTCGAAGCGTAAGGACCGGCGGCGAGGATCGACGCCGGCGCTGAGGTCGGCATCGGCTCAGCTGTCGGTGTTGGTCTTGAGTCCTGAGCCGCTGATCGAGAGCAGGAAAGTGCCGGCGGTGACCGGCACGGCAGCGCCGAAGGACCAATGCACGAGCGGGATGTTGGTCGCGTCGGTGCCGCCTTGCGCGTCGTAGAAGACGGCATCTGTCGCGGTGAAGGTCGCGGTCGTCCATTGCGGGTTCGCGCAGCCGATCGTCACGACCCAGCCGGACAGGGTCGCGGTGACCGAGGCGAGCGCGACGCCGCCGGCGGTGTAGCCGGTGCCAGTGATCTCGGTGCCGGCGGCCTTGACCGCTGTCATCGAGGTATGAGTGTTGGCGAAGGTGTATGGGTCGAGCAGCATGACCTTGAAAGCGTCGGTGCTGGTGTTGATCTTCGCTTGGAGCGCAGCGAGGTCGAACTCGGGATATGCGTTCGCTGTCAGCGTCATCGGTCAGACTCCAAGTCCGGTCGGAGCGGGCTCGGGCCGGATGTGATCACGACGTGCCGCGGCGCTTTCGCTGTCTTCGCGGCGTGATGGTGATTGCGATGCGCGCAGATGACCGTCGTGCCGGCCGGCACGTCATGCGGCATGCAGTCGCGGCAATGATCGTCGTGCGTGTTCTTGAAGCCGGGATCGAACATCGGCCGCTGTCCTTCCTCGTTGGTAGTGACGGCGGGCCGCCGGTGAGTCGAGCTCGGCCGGCGGCCTGCCGCGTCATCGGGTGAAGGTCAGGCCGTCCGCCGGCCGCGTGCCTTGGGCTCAGCCGGCGGTGCCGGCGGCTCAGGCGGTTCGCCGCCGTTGTCGGCGGCCGCCGCTGCGCGGCCTCGGCCTGCCTTCGCGGTGACGGTGTGCGTGTCCTTCTGCTTGCGAAGCCATCCGACGAGCGCCGGATGTCCGTCTGCCTTCTCGACTCGGTCGGCGATCGAGTCGTAGCTCTCGCCGGTCGACTCGTGCAGGCCGACGTAGTTGGCCTGCAGCTCGCCGCCGACGTGAAACTCGGTGTCCTTTTCGTCGCTCATGTCTGTCCTTTGCTCTCGGGTGGGTTGAAGCGTCTTGTGAGGCCTTGCTCGCGCGGCCGCGAAGCCGACCGCGCGAGCAGCGCCGACCGGCCTAGAAGGTCGGTGCGACGAGGCCTTGAGTCGCGACCGTGTCGAGGCCGCCGAGCTTGCCGGCAGCGGTCGGGTAGCGACCGGCGGTGAACGCCATGTAGTTGTAGACGACGAGCGTCGTGGTCAGGTTGTTGCCTGCCGTCTGCTCGAAGGACAGCTGCAGCGGAGCGCCGTCGCCGTCTTCCCACAAATGCATCTCGTTCGTGTCGAGGACGAGGACGAGGTCCTCGCTGTTGGTGCCGACCGTGATCGGGATGTTGAGGTCGGTGATGATCGGCAGGCCGCTCGAGTGCGTCCCGATGATCGTCGCGCCGGTGATCGGGTCGACGTCGCTGCCTTCCTTGCCTGGCGCGTTGATGACGCCGAGAGCGTTGTACGGCCCCATCGGGTTCGCCAGCACGACCGGCCGGTTGGACGAGTCGACGATGCCTGTCAGCCATCCCCAGCGCCGCGGGTGCATGACGATCAGCGTCGGGTAGATACCGGCACCGGAGCTCGTGACGCCGGTGATCTGACCGGCGACCTTCAGCGTGAAGTTGGCCGCGGACGGCGCAGCGCCGAAGGCGGTCGCTGCGCTGATGCCTGCCGTGTTCAGGATGCCGAACGGCTGGCCTGAGCTGCCGGTGCCGTTGATCAGATAGTTGTCGATCTGGCTGGCATAGGCACGGGCGAGGTCGAGGAACAGGATCTCGTCCATGCCGACGCCACGCTCGAGGGTCTGCCTCGAGACGGGTGCCTGACCGGAGACCGTGACGATCGGGACGCTCAGGTTCGACCAGGCCTCGTCGGTCGAGCTGACCGCCGAGTTTTCCGTCGACTGCGCGGCCGCTGATGCGCCGGTCGTGCCGCGCGGGATCAGCGCTGTCATGCCTGACTCGGGCAGCTGGTGCTTCGTGACCAGGTTGGCCAGCGGCCGACCGTTGCGAAGGACCGGGGCCGCCAGGTCGAGCAGGTATTGCGCCGGCACGAGTCCGGCGATGACGCCGGTCGAGACGGCGCGAGCGGTGAGCTCGCCTTCGGCGATGACCTCGCGACCATGCCGGTCGATCCGCTCTTGGGCTGCCGGCTCGCCACGCTTGGTCGCGTTGTAGGCATCCGAGATCCAGCTGACGCCCTTGCGTGCCGTCTCGCGGGTGTAGGTCCGCGGCTCCGACGTGATCGTCGCGCGCTCGCCGTACTTGGGCTTGGCCGCGCCTGACGTGAACTCGCGCGCCAGGTTGCCGGCCGCTTCGTCGCGCGCCTTTTCCTCGACGAGCTCGGCCTCGCGGCCGCGGAGCTGCTCGACCTCAGGGTCGACGGCGTATGCGGCCGCGCGTGCCTCGGTGACCTTCGCCGACTCGTCGTCGGTCGGGTCGCGATTCTCGGCGAGGCACAACGACCGGATCTCTTCGATCGCGTCCGTGTGAGTCTTGCGCAGAGCCAGCTTGTCGGCGATCGACTGCCGGACCTGCGCGATGAGCTGATCGATCGTCATGATCGATTTCCTCTCGGGTAGGTGAAGGGTCGACCTGCGTCTGTGCGACAGGCAAAGGGTGCTCAGAGGCCGTAGCGCCTGGCTCTTGCGCGAAGCGGTGCAGGGTCGTGCTCCGGTGATGCCGGCGGCATCATCGGGGATTGTGGCGAGCTCAGATGTCGAGCTCGATCAGGTCGTGCAGGGTGCGGGCCGGCTCGAGCTTGCGCCGGCGCAGCTCGTAGCGGATGCCTCGCTCGGCTCGGCGTAGCGCTTCGAGGCTGAGCTCGGCGAGCTGCTGCATGTCGGCGTCGCCGGCGTCGGGCTTGATGGTGTCGAGCGCGCGCCTCGCCTCGTCGACGACCTGGTCGACGCCGGCGAGCCAGTCGAGGCCGTCCGCGATCAGCTGGACGTCGCCTTGCTCGAGCGCGCGACCGGTCTTCAGCTTGTCCATGACCGATCGCAGCGCCGCGGTCGTGGCGGGGTTCGCGCCGTAGCCGACGATCGAGACGTCGCCGCGGTCGATGTCGTAGCTGTTGATCCGAAACTCTTCGTAGTCCGGTGACCATTGGCCCGACGTGATCATAAACATAAACGACATCTCGTTGATGAGACCGCTTTGCAGCTTCGGGACGATGTAGGAGACGTCCGCGTCGCCGGCGTCGAGCTTCGGCGCGTCGACCTGCAGGCCTTCGCCTGTCTCGCTGAGCGAGAGCGCGCCGACCTCACCGGCCGGGATCGTCGTCGAGGCGATCCTGCGAAGCGAGTCGTGCTGCAGCACGAGCGGCACATCGAGATCAGGGTTGGCGAGGCTCTGCGCGCCGGCGCCTTGGCTGACGATCTCGGTGTAGGGACCGAAGAAGTCATACATGACATAGGGCGACTCGTAGGCCGAGGCGAGGCCGGTGAAGCCGAGCTCGCTGGATGAGCTCGCGGCGCGGATCTCGACCTTGGCCTTGGCGCGCATCACGCCGCGCGACGTCGCGGCCTCGGCGCAGCGGCGCTGCTTCGGCCGGTCGGCGCGTGCCGCGACCGCCTTCGACCGTGCAGCGGCAGCTTCGCGCAGCTCGTCTTCGTCGATCATGACGGCACTCCTTGTCGTGGCGGTTGTGCGGCTTGGCCGGTCTTGCCGAAGAGACGATCAAACTCGGCATACTGGTCGTCCGTGTACGGCGCGAGGTTGTCGCCATCGCGGAGCTCTGACGGGACGCGCAGCCGAGCCGTGATGAGCGCGGCCTGCACGGTGGCGCGGGTTTGCGGATCCATCCTGAGCAGCGACGAGTCAGGGTCGAATTCGACATAGCGAGGCTTCGGGAACGCTGCCGAGATCGCCCGCTCTCGCCTGACGAGCGTCGGCAAGAGGTTCATTACGAGCAGCTGAAGGTTGCGCTGCGTGATGTTCGCGTAGGTGATCTTCGCGCTCGACTCCGAGGCCGCATCGATCAGGTCGCCTGGCACGCCGCAGAATCGCGCCATGTCGGTCACGCCGAAGGACTGGGTCGAGATGAATTGCGATTCGCCGTCGTTGACGGCGATCATGTTGTATTCCCAGTCCGAGCCGTGCACGAACAGGTCGCGGTTCTCGATCGCGGCCTTGAAGCGGTCCTTGGCGATCTTCGCCTCTTTGGGGTCGATCGTCTTGGCTTTGTTGGTCAGCTCGGCGGCCGGGATCCGGCCGTTAGCGAACCATTGATTGCCGAACTCCTGAGCCGAGAGGTATTGGCCGATCGACTGCGCGGCGTAGGCGATCAGTGACAGTCCGAGCGGCACGCCGGGGATCGTGAATTGACGCTCGTGCCAGACGTCCTTCGGCTGGTATTCGGTGCCGGCGATCCGGTAGCCGGTGATCGAAGGACCGCGGCCGAGCACGGTGACGTCTTGCCGGCGCTGCAGCTCGACGCGCGCCGGCAGTCCCATACCGTCGCGCGCGGTGATCAGGCCGAAGACGTTGCCGATCCGGTCGAGATCCATCTGCGAGCTGTAGAGCCAGTCCGCCGTGCCGAAGCCGTCGCCGGCCGGATCGATCAGGAACGGCGTCGACGGTGCCGAGACTACGATGTCGCCGACCTGTCGGACGACGTTGATCTGCATAGTCGAGATCAGGTCGGCGCGCAGGCGTAGACAGGCCCACATCGCGGACGCCTTGAGCGCTGTCTCAGCCGAGATGATCGTGTTGCCGACCGACCTCGACCGAGGCGGCACGAGCTGATCGGGTGTGTCTCCGAGATCGCGGCGTGACCGCGTGAAGATGAGACTCACGCCGCCGTGACCTCATCCGCGCTCGGCGCAGCCGGCTTATTGCGCCGATCGATCGCAGCCGACTCGAGGACCAGGACAACGCCGACAGCTGCCAGTCCGCCGGCGATCGAGTAGCGCGCGACCTCGACGCCGGCGGCCGCTGCGAGTGACAGCGCTGCGAGGATCTCGAGACACGTCGTAACGAGACTGCTCATCTCTGCCTCTCGTCCTCGGTTGTCAGCCGAAGCTTTCGGCGACGTCGTAGTCGTTGTCTTCGATCTTCTGCGCGCCGGCGAGCGCGATAACGCCGGCGATGAGCGGTGTGATGTCGCCTTCGACGCCCTTGTGTGTAAAGGCCCATGTCTCGCCGAGCGGTCGCGTGCGGGCTTGGATGACAGCGTCGTCGAGTTGCTCCTGGCCGATGTGTACGAGCTCGTGAGCGGTGACCGCGTCGTGAAATTGGCTGCAGGCCTGCGCGAACTCGCGGCCGCTTTGGATCGTCTCGACCTTGACGCCGAGCTTGAGCAGCGGCGCGATGAGTGAGCCGGCCGGTGACGCCGGGTCGATGTAGACCTCGGCGTTGTATTCGCCGGCGAGCCGCGCCAGCTCGTCGAGTAGCCAGTCGGTGCCAGGTCCGGTCTTGGTGATCTCGACATGCCAGAGCGGGTCGCCGTCGTCGGATTCGGTGCTGACGCCGGCCGCCGCGATCGATGCATGCGTGCGGCGAGGGTTGATGTCAGCCGCGAAGATGATCGCGCCGGCGAGCAGCGATGCTTCGTTGAGGCACTCATCCCAATCGTCGAGCGGCAGGCTCGGCGTGATCGCTTTGTCTGACCATTGGCAGAGGACCTCGGTCTTGAACTCTTCCTCGGGGTCCGTCTCGAGCGCGCTCGCGATCGCTTCCTCGGTGATCATGCCGGGATGGCCGAGCGAAGGGTTGGCCGGCACCCATGCGCCGGCGCGGTCGTCGATCGCCGCGTCTTCCGGTGCGCTCCACTCGAAGATCGCGAGTGTCGTCGCCTCATTGCCGCGCGCGATCGCGTCGAGAGCTCGAGCTCGAAGATGCGCGAGGACGACCGACTCGCTGTCGCCGGCGTTGGATGTAGCGACGATCTGAGCGTTGCGTTTCGCGAGCGTCGTCTTGCTGACCGCTGACCAGGCCTGCCAGGTGCGATGCTCGCGCAGCTCGTCGAGCATGGCGAGCTCGCTGGACAGGCCGCGGCCGCCGCGTCTCGAGCTGGCCGCGACCTTGTAGCGCTCGCCGGTTTGCAGTCGGAGCGCTTTCTTGCCGTTCGTGCGGTCGACGTGCTTGATCTCGACGGCGAGGTCGGCGGTGTCCTGCGCGAGCTCTACCGTCTTTTCCCAAGCCTCTTCGGCGACGTCGAGATTCTGCGCGGTGCCGATGATGAGCGCTGCGCCGTCGACGTACATGCGCCAGAGCGAGACGACCTGCATGAGCAGGGTCTTGCCGTTCTGCCGTGCGACCAGGATGAGGACGGTGCGGAAGCGAAAGGTGCCGTCTTCGTTGAGCTCGAGCATGTGGATCAAGAGCCAGCATTGCCACGGCAGCAATGTCAGCCTGAGCACATCTGTCGCGAAGGCGATCGCCTCGAAGCCGGCCGAGGTCGCCGGCGTCAGCTTGCGGCGAGGTTTGGTGAAGAGCCGCGGTGTCTCGCTGCCGATCAGCCACGACCGGCGATCAGGGGCTGGATGCCGGACGGCGGTCCTTCGACCCTTCGCGGATGGCTTGGAGTCGAGACTTGACCGGGGCATCAGCTTCGAGTCCCTTTCGCTCTGCCGGCGTGCCGCCGAGGTCGCGAAGAGTGTTCGCGGCGTGAGGTCCGATCCAGCCGATGACCTTGATCACGTCGGCGGTCGCTGCAATCGCTCGGATCCGCTTGACGAGCGCCGTGATGTCGACGCCTTCGTCTTCGAGAGCCTGCAGATGCGGCGTGATCTCTTCGAGCTCGTCGGCGATGCTGACGGCATCATCGATCGATTGCGCGTATTGCTGGCAGAGCTTGACCATCGCGGCGTCGGTCGATCTGAGCCAGGTCATCTGCTCGACGGCGGCGTTGAGCACGTCGAGCAGCGACCGATTGTCGGTCAGGATCCGCTCGAGCGTGACCTCGGCGGCCGGCGGCAGCGCCGTCAGCGTGCCAGGTGTTGCGGCGTCGCCGGCCGGCGGTTTGCGGGTGGCCATCAGGTCCCCCGTTGGGTGTGTTGGTCCCGGGGGTGTCATCCCGGGGAGGGTTTTTTTTGACGTGCGGGGTCTACCGAACAATGGCAGCCAAA